CTAACAAACCCACGAAGTCATACCCGTGATTACAGCTTTAGTTAACGTAACTAGTTCTTCGTCCGAAAGATCATCTAATGCCCTACCCGGATAGAGGGCGGGGAGCATTCCGTTAGCAACATTTTCCAGTTCAATATATTTCCCCAAAAGCAAGCTGTCCTTATATAATTCAATCAGTTCTGCTTTCATCAATAACTCCTTTTCACGTAATCCTGCAAAATCATCGGTTTAAGAGACTTATGTTGTTCCTAACTTAATGCTACTACAATCCAGTTTTAATAACGTTTGCTCATGGCACGATACCAGCAAGAATGTACTTAACATTATTCTGTTCAATAAGTTGCAAAAAGCCCTGCAGTTGCAGGGCCTTATCTTTCATCACATCCATTGGATTTGCTGCTGTCCTGATGTTGTAGGATGCGGTGGAGCCGGTACGACTTCCCCCGGCGAAACGATGAAACGCTCAACGGTTTCCGTTGTGACAAAAGTACAACTGCAGTTGATGTTTGTGCACTGATGATACCGCTCTTTTGTGGTGTCAGAAAAATAGCGACTCGTGCGGGCGTGAGCGGCGTAATGGCATTTCGGGCAGTGAAACATGATGAGCACCTCTGAGCGTTTTCAATACAATGATTTTACTCATTTTAACCTTATAAAACAAATGCATATATTAAATTAGTGCGTTATTTCCTCGCTCTCATACTCCACATCAGAAACCTTAACCTCAAGCTCTAGGCCCGTCGTGAAGCCGCTCCCGTTAAGGCTGTGCACCACACGGCTGATTACCCACGCCTGCTCGTCTATCACGCGCTTAAAGCCTTTCACGGCCACTGGCGTTTCAGGAAATAAATCAGCCCGGCCAGTGGCAAGCGTAATGGAAAACTCCGCCACGCCCCGCTGTATCTTGTCCCACTTTGCCTGAGCCGCGCGCATGGCCTGCGCCTTTGTGGCATAGATGGTCGTGAGCTCAAGAACGTTGTCCGACTCTCCGGCCATGTACTCACCTTCCCGCGCTTCCTGCTCTTTTTTCTTCTTAGCCTTTATCGATGTTTTAGCGGCTTTCGGGTGCTGCAGCGCGCGCAGGTGCTGCTCTTTGGGTTTACGTTTGAGCTTTACCTTTTGCTTTTGTGGTTCAGGGTCTCTGGTGTGTAGCCATTTCGCCGTCACGCCGGTGTAAGCCTCCCGATCTGCAATGGCGAACTGATGGCGGTCGCCGTCGCCACGCTCGACAGTCATTTGTGGGATCGGCTTACCACTGGCCGTCATCGCACTACCGGCTTTCAGGAACAATAATTTCCCGGCTTTCACCGACACGGATGCACCGTTACGCTCAGCAAGGCGGGACAAAAACGCCACGTCGGATTCCTGCGTCTGGTCGATATGGGGAATGGCGATAGCTTTCAGGGAGTCAGCAACACTGGCCGTCAGCTTATTACGCTGCGCGATGGTCTCCACAATCACCCCGAGCGTGGTGTCGTGCCATGACTGCTCGCGCCGCGAGTTTAGCGAGCCGCGAAAATCTGCACTACGTCCCCGGATGGTCAGCGTATCAGGCGCGCCCCGGTGCTCGATTTCATCAACCGTGAAACTCCCCTTGTTGACCAGTGCGGATACCTGCCAGCCCAGCCACAGCGTCAGCGATGCCCCGCGCGGCGGCAGCTCGACCAGCCCGTCGGTATCATCGAGCGCAATATCGAGCTGGTCAGCCTCAAATCCGCGATTGTCGGTCATGGTCAGGCCGATGAGCCGGTCGCTGAAATTCTGCGTGATATCCGCCCCGTCCAGCGTGAGCATATACGCAGGCGCAACACGCGCCCCGGCCTGAATATTCATTCCCGTTATCATCCTGCCAGCCCTCCCGCCCATTCACCGGCAGACGTGACCAGATTATCCGCCTGCGTTTTCAGGTCGCCATACATGGCCGCGAGCGACTCGTCGACACGTTTCAGGGACAGAGTGAACTCGATTTTTCTCGCTGCGCCGTCGCTGAAAAGCTCGGTGTGGTTATGAGTCACTTTATCGATAACGTACATCCCGTGGATCATACCGGTTCCGTCAATCAGTGGCCACGCACGCCCCTCGTCGGCCATCAGCTCAATCGCCTGCAACGACAGACGCCCGCCGGTGATTTCAGGGTAAAGCGTCCCCGACAGGGTGCGCGAGGTTTCCCCCTCCCCGAGAAACTGATAAGCCGGTCGTTTGCCGATACGGTCATTGGACACCCACCGGTAGTCCTTCGAATACTGCATCGACTGATGCGGCAGGGTGCGCCGTTCAAACACAAAAAAGCCCAGCACCATTAACATTTTGCCCCCTCTCTCAGTCGAGTCTCATGTTGGATCGCTGACGCGCGCGCTTTTCACGGTCAAGTTTGTCGACGGCGTCGCGGAGCTGGCGATCAAGGTCACCACCCGGCGCAACGCCACCCTGCAGGGTGATGTTGTATTCGCTTTTGCTCTGGTCGATATAAGAGCGACCTGCAGGCGCAGTGACCGGCTGATACGCCTGATACCCGCCATAACTCGCTGTCGCAGGGATATACCCGCCACCCGGTGAAGCCTTATCCGCGTTGGCTGCAGTCTGGTCGAGGTCGGTCGATTCTTTTTTGATAACGCCGAGTTTCTCCAGCAGCCAGTCAACCTTGCCGCTCAGGCTGTTAAACAGGTTGAGCGGCGTCATCAGCGCATCAGCCAGCGCCTGACCAAACGCCACGCCGACATTTTTGCAACTGTCGAGCGTGTCCTGCGTGGCTTTCACCGGCGCAAGCAGGTCTTTAAACCACTGGCAGACAACGCCCAGCTTTTCCGCAATGGCATCAAACACCGGCGCGAGCGGGGTAAACATTGCCCCCACCGGGGCAAAGGCAGCTTTCAGCCCCTCCACCACCCCCGAGAAAAATGCGCCAATCGGCTCCCAGTATTTACGGATGAGCAGCGCCCCGGCCACCACCGCCCCGGCAACCGCCAGCACCGGCAGGCTGATTGCGCCAATGGCCGTGACAATCGCGCCGCCGACCGTACTGAAAACCACCCCGAGAACGCCAGCCGCCGCAATGATGGCATTTATCCCCATCACCACCGGCCAGGCAATCAGGCCAATCCCGCCCATCACCCCGATCAGCGCCAGCGCCCCCCCGACCACCACGCCGAGGGTGGTCGCCAGCCCCTTATTTTTCTGGATCCAGCCGTCGAGTCTGAGCACATACTGCGTGGCCGTCTGCGTCAGCTTACGCAGTGAGCCCTCCTGCTGGTCAAACAGGTCAGTCCCGACCGCCTCATAGGCTGACTGAAATTCTTTGAAGTCGCCGCCGAGGTTATCCTGCATAACCTTAACCAGCTCCTCAGTCTTACCGTCCGAGGCTTTAAATGCGGCAGTGAGCTTATCGAGCTTGCCGATTGAGGCCGCCGTCATCAGCACGGCGGCCGCCGAGCTGGCTTCCTCCCCGAAAATGGTTTTCATGTATTCGGCGCGCTGACCCGTCCCGAGATTATTTTTCTCAAAACTGCGCTGCATTTCTTTCAGGATGGAAAATATCGGGCGCGTGTTGCCCTTGCTGTCGGAGGTTTTCACCCCGAGCTCTTTGATGGCGTCGTAGGCTTTGCCGGTCGGTGCCTGCAGGCGACTCATAACAGCACGGCTTCCCGTCCCCGCCATCGAGCCGGTGATTTTAGAATCGTGCAGCGCCCCCACCATCGCGGCGGTTTCCTCGATACTCACCCCGGCATTTTTCGCCACCGGCGCGGCATAGGTCAGCGCATCGCTCATCCCGTCAAAATCGGCGGCGGTTTTGTTCATCGTCATCGAGAGAACATCACCAATATGCGCGACCTTGTCATTTGAGAGCTGAAACGCTGATTTCATCCCGGTCAGCAGCGCGGCGTTCTCTTCCATCGTGCGCTTGTTGGACAGCGCCATATTCAGCGTGACCGGCGTCGCCGCCTGAATGGCCGCCGCATCCCCGCCACTTTTGGCGATAATAATCTGCGCCCCCGCCGCATCATCGGCAGAGGCCGCCGTATTGTCCCCGAGCTGACGCGCCTGTTTGCGCAGCGCCTGCATTTCAGGTGACTGCTTGTCGACACCGAGCACCGCCTGCAGCTCTGAGTTCTTCTGCGCAAATTCATAGCCCGGCATCAGCAGCTTAACCCCGGCCATCGTTCCCGCCGTCGCCACACCGACACCGACAGCTCCCGCCGCCGCCGCGTTACCGGCCAGTGATTTACCGGCCTGATACCGCTCTTTCACCCGGCTTAACTTCGCCTGCTGTGCGCTGACTTTCGCCAGTGCCTCGCGCTGACGGTTAAGCTGCGCGGTGGTTTCACTGATACGGGATTTAAGCCCCCGCTCATCATTTGCCAGATTACGGGTATTAATCCCCGCCGCACCGAGCTCGCGCTGCTGGCGCTTTATGGACTCCGTGAGGCTGTTGTATTTCGCCTGCAGCCCTTCGGCGGCACGCTTCGCGGATTCAAGCACCTGCGCCTGTGCGCGCGTCGGGCGCTCCGTGTTTTTAAACTGCGTGGCGAGTGCTTCGGCTTCCTGTTTCGCTTTATCAAGCGCGTGGCCGGTTACGACAAGCTGCGCGCTGGCTTTTCGGAATCCGTCAATACGGGATGCCTGCGCATTCAGTTCGCGCAGGCTTTTCTGTGACGTGCGGATTTCACCGGACAGGGATTTACTGGCGTTCTGAATGGCTTTGAGCGGGCGGCTTGCCCGGTCGACGGCATTCAGCAGCACCTCGATTCTGACGTTATTGCTCATGATGGTTTCCGCTTCGTTGCAGCGCCTTGTCGCGCCATATCAGGAGCTCGGTCACGCTCAGGAAATGTAACTCTGATGGCGGCCAGTGGAAAATCACCGCGATATCCGCCATCAGGTCATCGACCGACAGGTTTTTCGGAAAGGTCAGCGACCCGAAGCAGGCGACAAAAAACCGACCACCTTCCCGGCCAGCGAAATCAGATCAGACGCATCGAGACGCGTGACCTCGTGCTCGGTCAGAGCGGGATACGTCATGCGTGGCAGCACTTTAATCAGCGCATCAACGTCGGAATTCGCCAGCGAGGCCAGCGACACCCCGCGCAGGGTTCCGGCATTCGGTTTGGTCAGCGTGACCTGCTCAATTTTCTGCTCACCGCGCATCAGCGGAGTGTCAAAAATCACCACATTCGGATTGACGGTTTCAGTGTCAGTAACGGCAGTTTCATTGATATTTTTCATGGGTATTCTCATCAGTAAAAGTGACCGGCCAGCCTCACTGACCGGGTAAGGGATTACAGGCCAATCGCCCTGCGGTGCTCCGCCAGACGGTCGACGCCGTCGACTTTCAGCACCATGTTAACGACGTCAATCTCGATGACTTCGCGGCCATCAATCGTGAGCTGGTAATAGGCGCACTCAGTCGACATTTTGGTCGTGCCGCTTTCGCCCTGCTTGTTCTCACCGCCGTCATACTCTTTGTGACGGCCACGCATCACCACCTCGACGGCAGAAATCGCGCCGGTGTCATCACGCTGGAAAGAGCCTGTAAAGCGCAGCGGCACACTGTCAGCGCCCGGCGAGGCATACTGCGCCCACAGTTCAACGTCAGGCAGACCGCCGAGCGTCCATTCCAGCGACAGCGCGTCGTCATCGAGGCCAAGGTCAATTGATACCGCACCCGGCATCCCACCGCCGCGATATTTCTCCAGCTTGCGGGTCAGTTTTGGCAGGGTGACGGACTCAACGACGCCCATGTAGCTGAGGCCATCGTTGAACATATTCAGATATTTAAGTTTGCGGGGTAACGCCATGTTCTGAGCTCCTTAGCTGTTGACCGAGTCCGACAGATTCGCCAGATAGGTATCGGTGATGCGCTGGCGCAGGGTCAGGTTCTCCAGCGGCGGGACGGGGGTGTAGTCGTAATCGATATACAGCTTCCCGACTTTGAGGGTCGCGGTCTCGTTCGACTCCGGGTCATACCAGCAGGAGCCGTCAACGATATACCCGTTATTTTTCAGCTCGCGGAATTTGGCATTGATACCCGATACGATGTCGCGAATGAGGGTTGGGGTAATGGGTTTATCCATCGCCCACGCATGCGCCTCCGCCATCGTGTCGGCCAGTACCTGCGCAGTGCGGGTGTAGTTCTCATACAGGAAAAGCGGGTCATCTGAGCAGGTGCGGTTTCCCCAAAACTTGAAACCGTCATTGCGGATAAGCGTCGTAACACCGGCTTTGTTAAGCAGGTTGGCGTCGGTCGCGGGCTCCTGCAAATCCCACGACACAGAGGCGCTGACGCCGGTGACGCCATTCACGCCGACGTTTGACAGAGTTTTATGCCAGCCGACGGTCTGGTCAATTTTGGCACGCAGACCGAGCGCGCGCGCCGTTGCCCAGGCTGTCGCAGTCTCATTCGCCGTGGTGTCCCATGCCAGAAAATCAGGGAAGATAACCATCAGCTCACGCTGGCTGAAATTCTCGCGGTAGTTAATGGCGTCAGAAATGGTTTTGCAGCCCCACGCACTGACATAGCCAAAGGCGCGCAGGCTCTGGCAGGTGGACGCGAGCGCCGTCGCCACTTCCTGCGGATCCAGACCCGGCACGCCGAGAATGCGCGGCTTCACGCCGGTGACGGTCTGCGCCGTCAGCAGCGCTTTCAGGCCGGTATATTTGCCGTTTTCGTCGGTCGTGCCGATGATGTTGGAAATGGTTTGTTTCTTCCCGGCCTCCGGGTCATCCGGGTCTTCTGCGCCTTCGGCCACGCGCACGGCCACAATGACCGGTTTGCACTGGTCAGCGATGGCCTGCAGGGATGTCGACAGCGTCCCCTTTTTGCCCGCCTTACCGATAGCGCTTTGCACGTTAGTAATGAGCACCGGCTCATTGAGGGGAAATGTCTTTTCGTCAGCATCGCTGGCCGTGCAGACCATGCCGATGATGGCCGTTGAGACGGTGGAAATGGTGCGCACGCCATCGTTAATCTCGATGACTTCTACGCCATGATGAAAATCACTCATCCGTTTAACTCCGTGGCTAAGGGTGAGTGTATTTTCTGTTGTGTGGTGATGGCGGGCTATTTGTCAGGGTTGGATAAGGTCTGACACAACCGGGGAGCAGGAAAGCGCGGGCAACCGCCCGCCTGAGTGATGCCGGTTATGCGGGCAGTTCCGGCCATGTGATATCAGGGGCATCTTCGGGTTTGACCCTGTTGAGCATGACGCGATACTTTTTCCATGCGAGTAAACGCGCGGCTTCGTCTTCCGTTGCCATATCCATATCAACAGCATCCTGAAGGGGAGCGATGGTCGATGTTGCTATAATCAGCAGGTTTGCTTTTTCCTGCGCCGCCTGTCCCTGACGAAATGTTTTTTCCGCTTCGGCATCGTGGATCCACTTAGCGCCATCCCATTTTACATACTCCCCGTCAGGTGCAACCGACACAACGTTATCAGGCAGAGCGCCCAGCTTTTCAATAACAACGGGCTGACCGGTGCTGATGTCATAGACGGTTGTCCCGCGGTGGTCTTCCACCCGAGACCATTTATTAGCCTGAGCATCGAAAACAGCCACAAAACCCGCCGTCACTTTTGGGGGCGCAATATCGGTGCTGTAGGCAGGCAGGCCTGTATTGGCCGGAATAAAACCATCCCCTTTACCGATAAACTCATTCGTGGAAGATGACAGGTTGTAAATCGTAATAACCCGGTTGGTGCTGGTCATTTTAAAAGCCATTATGCAAGCCTCACTAAATAATTAAATGCGGTGTTTTTTACGGTGTTTTCAGCCTGACCCGAGGGCGAAACGGTCACGCCGTGACTGTGCGCGCCAATGTAGACAGAGTGAGCATGCGCCCCGATCCCCACAACGTGATCATGCGCGCCAATGCCGACGGCGTGAGCGTGGTCGCCGACGCCACCAACAGCCCCCCAGTTTGTCCTGTCAGAGCCGGTATTGGACATGGCAACAACATCCCCCGCTTGCCCGAACTGCGTTCGCCCGGAAATCGGGTGGTTGTGTGCGCCCGCGCCGGTTGTGGATTTGGTGCCATAGTCAAAGACCGATACCGGTTTGGTTCCGTAATCAAATCCGGTGGTGTCCCGGTTTCCGAGGTCGGTACTTGCGACCGTTGCGCCGTGGTCGTGCCACTTAATGCCGTCCAGCTCCTGAGACAGGACAGCACGGCCATCAGGTCTGCCCTTTATCGTCTGGCCGCGCATATCAGGAATAACGCCGGAGGGATACGCCACCGCCAGCAACGGATAGACTGATTTATCAAACGGTTGTCCCTGCATTAAGGCGTGAGCGGGCGGAACGGTATCGGATGGCCACGGAATCGGCGCGCCGACAGGAAAAGCATCATCGGGTGTCCACGTCGTCCACGGCTGCGTGGAATATTTGCTCCGCGAATAGCTTCGGGAACTGCTGTACACGCGATAAACCTGCGTTATCCCTGCGCCCTTTAACACCATCAGCGAACCGGCGTTGTTTTCCGGGTAATGCAATGCTGCGCTGGTATTGGCATTTGCGGGCTGAAAATACAGACCCGGCGTCTGGTAATTATCCAGATCCTGACCCGGACCAATTTCAACACACTGACCGTCAAAAATATCCTGTGACGTGACGCTGATATCACCTGTCAGCGAATGTCCGTTAACTTTTCGCTCAGACGGGACGCGACTATTCGCATTATCATTCACCGCCTTAACCGCTTTCGGTGTCGCGGCGAGGGTCTCAGATGTGCTGTCGGTGGCGCTGCTGAGTTTCACCAGACCTTTCTGCGCCGTGCTCGCGTCCTGAGCCGTATATTTACCACTGGCAAGGTCATACGCCGCCTTAACTGCCTTTGGCGTCGCGGCGAGCGCCTCAGACACGCTGTCGGTGGCGCTACTGAGCTGCACCAGACCTTTCTGCGCCGTGGTCGCGTCCTGAGCCGTATATTTACCACTGGCGAGGTCATACGCCGCCTTAACCGCTTTCGGCGTCGCTGCGAGGCTCTCAGACGTGCTGTCGGTGGCGCTGCTGAGTTGCACAAAGCCTTTTTCTTTCAGCGTGGCGTCAGGATGCCTGCGGGACTGCTCATGCTCTGCCAGGTTGTCGTCAACATAATCCTGCGTCGCCATGACCGTTGTCGCGTCAATGGACAGCTCTACTGAGGCGATACTGCTGACAATAATCACCATACGACAGGTCTGCGCACGCCCCGAGCCCTCCGCCAGCTCCGGCTTGTAGCTCTCCGCCATATTGGCAACGGCTATCAGCGTGCCTGCGTCATCATACAGACCCAGCTCACGCATCCAGAAGCCGCCCACCTCGGGAGGAATGACCAGCTCCGCAACGATATAGTTTTTATTTTTGTTGTCCTGGCTGATTTTATTCAGCGCATGACGCCAGACTTCATTGATGAGCTTTACCTGCCCGACGTTCGGCTCCGGCAGTGCGCCGCCGCCATCACCGACGGCCATCGCGGTAAGGTTCACTTTTTTACCACCCGGCACCGTCGCCGCCGCCAGTTTTGCAGCTCCGGCAGTGGTAATGATTGTTTTAAATTTCGTGCTCATTATTCCTCACTCATCCGGGATAAACCGTAATAATGTCGCCGTCATACACCACACCACCGACAAACATATGACCGGGAATGTCCTGGATAATATTCAGACCAATCAGATGACGGCTGGCAGGCTTCGCATCCGCAATCAGGCGCTCCATTTCAAAATACATTTCCTCAGTGATACCGCTTTCCAGCACACCGATATCAAGCCGGAATGTGCCGGGCGGGTCGCTGGTCTCCCACCACTCCGTGACGTTGATGACATAGCCGAGCGGCTCCACCACCCGACGAACAGCACCGATAGTCCCTTTGTGGCAGTGAATAAAGTACGCATCACGGATGACCGCGCGCTTCGTTTCCTCCGGCCAGTTCTCATCCCAGCGGTCGACAGAAAACGCCCACGCCAGCCACGGCAGCAAATTTGCCGGGCAGGTGTCAGGGCTCCACAGACGACGCAGCGGGACGGGGGTGTTTTCGATATCCGCGCAGGCACGCGCCGCCACCACCTCAAGCGGTGACGAGCCCACCGGCAGCAGACGGGTATCACTCATCCGAGCCCCCGATCACAATGCTGTAATCAGTGCAAAATGACGCCTGCGCACTGCTGAGCACGAGGTCAGCCACCGGTGCGGCCAGCTCCACTCGCTGGACACCTTCGACATGCAGCGCGGCATAAATGGCAGACAGGCGAATGTCACGCCCGAGGCGGTGCTGCGCACTGATATAGCCCTCCAGCTTTTTCACGGCAGCGGCGCGAATGGGTTCACTCTCGGGACCGGGATAGAGATAAAGCGAGGCGGTTATCTGGTAGTCAACAATGTCGGCTGACTGCACCGTCACACGGTCTGCGACCGGCCTGACATCTTCGGCATTAAGCGCGTTACGGACAACTGTGAGCAACTCATCAGAGGCGACGCCGTTGTTTTCACGCGACAGCACAGAAATCGTCACACAGGCAGGTGACGGGCTGGTTACTGAGATATCTGCGACCCGCCCGTCAGCGCTGCGGCCATGGAACTGATAAGCGCCGACAGACCCGGCCACACTCATTCCTTCAAATGCCTGCTGAACGCGCAGACGGTAATCGGTGTCCGACTCCATAACGGCAGGTGTGGGCGGCAGCGTGGTCTCATCGGCAGGCGTGATAACAAGACGCCCGACACTGAAATTTGCGCCGATATTATCGAGGTCATTACCGGCGGCATACGCCAGCATGACCGCGCGCGCCGATTCATTCACGCGCTGACGCCAGATAACCTCCCGGTAAGCGTTCTCCTGCAGCAGCTTAACAATCGGCTCAGATTCAAGCGTCAGCGTGCGCGCAACCGCCTCCTGCTGTTCCTCCGGGTACAGTGAGACAAGCGTCACTTTTCGTTCTGCCAGAATGGTTTCATAATCCAGCTCATCCACCACATCAGGCGCAGCGAGCAGGCTCAGGTCAACAATAGCCATAGTGTTTAACTCAGTGGAAGGGTGATAGAAAAGGGCTGGCCTGACGTCGACCGCGTGCCGGTGATATCGACATACATCGCGCCGTCATTCTCCCCGCGTTCAAAGGTGATGGTCGTCAGGCTGACGCGTGGCTCCCACTTCTGGATCGCGGAATAGCACGCGGCCATAATCTGCAGACGTAGCGCCGGGGTCTGCGGCTGGTCAATAAGCGCCGACAGCAGCGAGCCGTATTCACGACGCATCACACGCGAGCCAACCGGCGTGACCAGAATGTCGCGCACGCTCTGCCTGATATGCTCAACCTCAGAAATACTGAGCCCGGTATGACTGTTCATGCCCAGATAGCTCGTTGTCATTTTGTCCCCACAGTTCTGTCATCGCCCCGTTTCACGCCGCCGTGGTCATGGTCATCCACCTGCACGCCGTTTGATTTAAACGTACCGCCGCCGTGCTCGATGTCGCCGCTCATCTTCCCGCCTTTTTGCACCTCAAGCGTGGCCGTGGTCAGCTTTTTGGTGCAGACCACCTCGGGGGTATCGAGCGTAATGCGGGTGGACGCTTTGACCAGTACCAGCGGCGCCGTTGCGGTAATCGAGTCCGACGCGGTAACGTCAGCAGTTTTGATACCACTCACAGTGAGCGCCCCGCTCTCGGGTTCGTACTCGATAACCGCCCCGTCAGGAAATGAAACGTGAAAGGCATCAGGCGAGGCCGACGGCGCGGGATGGTCATCAGAAAAAATACCGGGTAGCACAAAGGCGGTATCAAGCTCGCCGCCAATGGCAAGAATGAGCACCTGCTCGCCAACCGAGGGAGCCCACCAGACCCGCGAGCGACCGGCGCGGCAGGTCAGCCAGTTTAACCAGGTAGTTTGCATGCCACCTGTCTGGACACGGCAGAGCCCCTCATCGGGATTGACTGCAGTCACAATGCCGGTGCGGATAAGGTTACGGATCGCGCGGGCGATATCCTGAATGGAATTTAATGTATTCATGGGGAAAGAATGCCGCCGGGCAAGGCCAGCGGCAATCAAGGGAAGTTTTGTTAAGGATGAAACAACAAACGGCAATTCAGATTTGCCATTTCGGGCCAGATCCTCCTTTGAGGCTCTGACTGAAACCTAGCCGGACTTCCAGCTTTGTTCCCTAGGTATGTGAAAATGCTTCTGATCGCAGAATTGCCAAAACCAAGCTGAAACTGACATACTACGAAAAATTCGATTCCACTAGCTTATAGCTCGATTTCAGATTTTTATTACCTTACGCAATAAGTTTTTGAACGGAGTTTTAACACACCCTATTCCAAAAGAGGCAGGTGTATATTTCTGCCTATTGCATGTCACCTTATGGGTTAGGCTTCCCTGAAGCTTCTTTTTTTATTTCAAACTTTCCACCCTTGAACATAATATTCGAATCTTTTATACCATATAAAAGCATTTCATAAGGATGATTGATTTTTTGTTCTTTTGTTGCGATACTGGAATTCATCAATTGCAACAAAGCCACATGATGTTCACTTGTCCCTAACTCTACCATTTTAGCAGCCATATTACTTATTTGCTCTCGTTTTAAAAAATCTTCCCGAAGAGAAAGTAACGTTAAACTTCGTGCGTTACAAAATTTAATCATATAAACAACAAACGCACCCAACCCAATATAGGAAAACGATAACGCCAAGTAAATAGCTGGTGTAGTTATTATGCTTTGCCCAAAAATAAGAAAGCCTAACATACCAAAAAAATAAAAAACATTCACCAAAATAAACATATTACTCATCAGAGCCTTTGTACTTCTAGTAGCATCATATTCTTTCTCCAGATGCTCCAAAAATGATGATATTTTTATTAAATTTAACTTTTCAATAGTTTCTTTCTCTAAAACCTTAAACTGCTCACTCTCTCTGATTAATTTTTTAGTAGTAGCCTCTACTGTATCATGCAATGATTCAGCGATCGCCTCTTCAATTTTATTTTCAGAAAAAACGCTGGTTAAAGCATAATCAGCCAATTCCTTTTGCCTTATCTCTATTAAATTTTCGACATTTTCCTTGTACGCATCAAAATATTTTTGACCGCTCTCATTCAGAAGTATTTTACGAATATGAAATTTTATTTTTTCATCTGTCATTGGTTGACTTTCAGTATTACCACCTTTCTTTGCATCATTATCTTTAGTTGCCGTATTATACCTATCCTTGCCAGAATCAAGTAAGTTCCGAGCAATAAATCTCAACGCAGGCCCCCGCAGAGCGAATAAGGCCACTATCACAAAAATAATGAATGGTGAAGCATCGATAAATGATCGAAAAAATGCGTAAGAGATTTCATTCATAAAAACCTCCCTAACTAAAATCAAAGAATTTACATTTACACATATTTTCTACTGACTGAACCAATTTGACAAGAAAGATAAGCATATTTATATCTATTTTTTCCAACACCCATAGAGAACAAAAAAACTCCAACAAAATCAATCTATTAACATGAATCCGCTTTAAGACCCATCATCCGTGACCAATAAATTATCTGACCATGATATTCTTGATAATCATACAGAAGACACTTTCCATCATATCGTTTTTAGATTTTCATCAAATATCAATCACACACCATCAGCAGGGACAGATAAACTCGCAGTTCATTCAACTTAGATGAGCAAAAACAAGAGCCTCAATTAACTGTTTATCGTTCCTGCTAAAACCGAGTAACTTGCGCTCTGGATACTGCACTTCCTGAGTATGAGGGTTAGGTCGGTCTTTGAGTCCGAGCTGATGAATCTGCGCAATACGTTGCACTCTGCCCTTAAACTCCACCACAGCAGAATCATTGCGGCCACTGGCTTTCATGTAGCGACTCGTTCGCAGCTTCTGAAACATCGCCCGTTTTATTCGCCCTTTTTTTGCCCTGAGCGGCTGGCGTTTTCGAGCCTGATAGGGCGAGCCATCAGGTGCTTTTTGCTGTTTGATACGTTGCTGTTGGGATCTGCGCAGTTGCTTTGCTATTTCAGCGGCCAGCTTACGCCGACCAGCCGGTGATATTGCCGAAATCAGCCCCGCTAGTTTATCGTCAAAAGGCTTAAATTCATTCATCCCATTTGCTCACCAGTTCACCATTGATATAGAGCTCTGTCGGACGGGTGACAGGCTCAGGCAGTGGCGGCTCCGGGGCATAGCTGACATGTAATGCGCCGTTTTCTTCCCGGACAAGGGTGCGCTCGGTCAGTTGCAGGCTGATACTGATATCAACATTATCGCCGTCGTTTAAATCCATCTGGAATCGATAGCCCTTTTTGCGCCCCTCATCGAGCGTGCAGATATCCGGCTGGTTTTCTCGCAGCCACGCCACCACCGGCACAAAAATCAGGTCGGGGTCGCCGACAAAGTCACACACGATCACATTCAGCGTGTATTTCTTTTCATGGGACAGCGAAGCCGCGAGACGCGCATCAATATTCCCCTCATCGACAAAGATACGCATCATCTCGGGGTTATTCAGGAGCTGCGGGACGGCGTCATTCAGCGCTTTGCGCAGGCTTTTCATTTTCTGCATCGATTTTATCCTGACAGTCTTTGATGGTTTCGACCTTAATCGCGCAGGCGGTGAGCGCGTGCTCAAGCCTGCGAATATCGGCACTCAGATCACCGTTAGTGACGGGTTCGCTTCCCGGCATCGGGCAGAGGCTCACCTTCGGGCAGGCGTTGTAAACAACGGGCGGCGGAGGCGCAGCCTGTTCGGATGTGCAACCGGCGCACAGCATCAGGCAGCTTATCGCTGTACCAGCGGCGTAGCGTCTCATTTTCATTCATCAGCCTCGTTATGGTTTCTTCCCGCCTTGCCGCCTGCTCACCGGCAACGGCCAGATCATCACCGAGCCTGACCTGCGCTTCCTCGTTCGCCCTGGCGATTCGCTGCGATACGGCAAGTTGATTTTTCAGCATGCCAATCGTCGTCTTTTGCGCACTGGCGACGCGGTTCGCTTTCTCAAATGACTGGGATAAGTTCTCATTTTCATGTCTCAGCCACAGCACCACAGCGAGCAGCCCGGCCAGCAGGATCATCAGCACTTTCATTGCATCGCCTTTACGCAGTAAGCCCATTCCCGCGCGCGGCGGTTCTCCAGCCCTTTGTTTTTTGTGCCATTGACATACACCCAGCGGGTGAGCTGGTCGCACGCCTGCCACCACTGGTGACGTTTGATAAACGAGACCAGCGTCGACCTGCAGGCCGCACCGGTTCCGACGTTAAACGCAAAACTGACCAGCGAGTCATAGACGCGCGGTGGCATATCCACCGGCACACAGACCGCGAGCCGTTGCTCAACGTTGAGCACATCGGCAACGAGATTCTCCGCCGCCTGTCGCTCGGTGATATCCCCTTTCGGGACCACCCCGGCAGTGTGGCCGATGCCCGACGTCCACACTCCCGCGCTGCACTGGTAAGGTGTCAGGCGACATCCTTCGAGGTCGGCAATCAGTGCCAGCCCCTCGGGCGAGGTGTTAAGCAGACGAAAGTCAGGCATCAGCGCGGCCAGCACCAGCACGGCGGCCACACTGCAGCGTTTAATGATTGAACTCACGGGCAGCCTCCTTATCGAGTCCGAGTGAGGTCAGGTAGCGGTAGGTTTTGCGCTTAAACCAGTAATTCGTCAGCGCGGTAAAAATGGCGCAGGCACTCCCCACATAGAGCGCCAGCTTTTCGGGGGACATCGCCCCGAAATACGCCAGCCCCACGGCCAGCCAGTAAGCGATAAACGTCGTGATTTTTTCCACACTCAGTCCCATAAATTCACCGTCTCGGTTTTCGGGGCGCTGTCAGTTTCGGGCAGCTCTATTGTCGTGCCGTGCGGCAGAATAACGCCCAGCTCCGACAGACCCGGATTCGCCTGCAGCACCGTTTCAACGACGCCCTCAGTACGCCCGTAATACCGGGCGCAAATCGCATCGAGGGTGTCGCCCTGCATCGCCCTGACCTTCATCAGATTTGACCGACAATACAGCGCGGCTTGTCCTGAATACGCGCCACAGACCAGCGCATATCCCGCCACAGCTCATCGATAACCGCCTCGGTGCTTTCCGCCTTGCGGTCGCCTTTTGCAGTCGCATCGATGCCGCGATAGCGCTCAAACAGCGTGGCGCTGGTCATGGCGCAGACAGCGCGGAAATAGTGGAAACAGCGCACGCTTTCGCCATCGATATCATCGGCAGGCACATCGGCCAGCGTGTCATGCCCTGCGGCCATCTGCTCAACCCGCCACAGGGCAAGCTCCGCATTGGTTTCAGCCATACCGGCTTTAATCGCATCATTCAGGCGTAGCGCGGAAACGGTCTGCTCCAGACGCATCAGCTCGCGCACGCGCTTCGGATCCACATCAGGGAAAAAGAAGGTGTTTTTTATTACTGGCTCGCTCACGCCAGGTGGCGGAATGACCATGCCCGGCACGTCCTGCGGCTCTTTTTTTGGCTCAATAATCACTGTCGTCATGACAACCTCGGGTAATGGGTGGGCGGTGGACGCCGGTCGCAGTCAGGGCAATCAATACCCGCATTGACCAGCGTGCCGCCCGGCTCGGGGAGCGTTCTGTTAACCGGCGACTTTCCTCGGGCGTCCCCGCCCTCGTTTCACCGGTGAATCTTGTTTTTTCGCGGGTGCCTTTTTCGCCGCTTTCGGCGCCAGTTTTTTGACGGCGACCGGTTTCGGGTTCAGCTCGCGAGTGAGGGTTTCAATGTCTTTTCTTACCCCGGCGTGGGTGTCGAGCTGTAAGGCGCGTTGCAGGTGAGAAAGCGCATTCTCAGGCTGACCGGCATCACGCAGAGTCAGACCGGTGACCTTGTGCAGTCGGGCGCGCACTTCGTCAGGCATATCGGCCTCAGCAGTCAGCCCGATGACGTAAAGGAGTTGTGCGGCGTCGACCGGCTCACCGGCAATACGGGCGCGGGTTGCCGCGAGTGCGACCTCTTCGGCCAGCATGTAAGGTGTGGTGCGGGAATGATTTTCCGGCATCGACAGACCGAAACGCAGCGCGTAGCGCGCAATCTCAATCGCGCCGGTGATATCCCCCGCATCAAGACGCCAGAGCATCACCGTCATCAGAATGTCATCCTGTGCGCCGGTGCCGCTGTCCAGTACGCCAGCGACCCACGGCAGGTACAGCGGGAGTAATTCGCGTTTTTTATCCGCTTTGCGTTCTTTCGAACGAATTGCTGATAGCGTCCGGCGGTCTGCGGCCAGCTTGACGAGCATTTGCTCGTAAGGTGAGGCATGACGCAGCGGGGCGTTATCCCGCTGCGATGCCCTGATAGCCGAGACCCGCATCGCGTGACGCTGTGCGGGGGTTGCCATCGGTTATGCCTCCGCGCCGTCAGTGGTGTCGGCTTTAGCCGGAGCAGTACCGGTCATCGACTGCATCGCCTTGAGCATTGCCGCCGCGAAGACTTCCGCGCTGGTCGCTTCCGGCGTGGCGGTTTCTTCCGGCTCGAGGATCTCGATATTTTCAATCAGGCACCCGGCCTCGTAGTCCTCGATAACGAAATCGACTTTGACCTGTTCGTAGTTTTCCACCTGGTCGAGTTTCGGATTTTCGACGATGTGGCGGCGGTGGCCGTCCTCGTACAGATAAATCGAAATGTTATCCAGCGTGGTAATGAAGACGCTGTTTGCCGGGAAGAACGGCGCGCGCACCGCCTGAAGCTGGCCGATGGTTTTCTGGCTGATAATCAGCTCACCGGCGAGCTGTTCGCTGTTCGCCTGGAATTTGTTAATCATCGGGAAGTATTTGTCGGTCAGGATACGGCGACCACAGATAACCACCATTTCCGGGTTCTCGCGGTGAATTTCCGCGACCAGCGACTCGAAAGCATCCATGACCAGCGCGTCGAGGTTGGCGTAATGCCCCCCTTTACCCACTTTGATGGTATTCGAAATCACGGTGCCGTCAGCGTCTGTGATGCTGGACATCACCCGCTCAGGCGCATCGTTGCGGTATTTCTGCAGCCAGCCGACAGCCACATCCTGAAGTAACGGGTTTTTGCTACGGTCAGACGTCGCCGCCCGGCTCACGCCGTTAAAGCCGATAGTGATGTAATCCAGTGCCTGACGCTTGATGATGGCGTTACGAATGCGAATCTGGAAATCCTGAAAACGCGCCCACAGGTCGAGTTTGTTGTACTTCAGGTGATAGTCGAAGTTCACCGGATGGCAGAAATAGCGGTACGCATCCATTTTCGCGAAATCAGCGGTTTTACGCTCGACCCCGCCGTCGGTGTCAGCGGTGCTGGCAATGGAGCCGGTCACATCGATGCCGACCTTCTCTTCGGTCAGCTCGCCAACGGTCACCATGTTGATGAGCTTCAGGAAGCTGGACGACTGCTGGATTTTGTCAAACAGGGTCTGCGTCACCGACGGCTCGACGGTGAATTTTTTGTTGAGGTCGCTGACCTCGATGCCGTTCAGTTCGGCGATACGGCTCAGGTACTGATTGAATTTAAAACGGGTGTCTTTACGCATGGCGTTTCTTTTCCTTCGGGTTTATCAGGGGTTAGCAGTCGGTCAGCGTGGAGACCGCCGAATCGCCGTCACCGCCGGTGCTTAACTTGCGGCGCGCCTGTGATCTGCTTTCGGTGTTTTCCAGCGTGGTGGTCAGGGTGCTGAATTGCTGCGAGGTGGCGTCGGCCTGTTCGGCCAGCGCTTTTTTGACGTCGGCGAGTTCGGCTTCAATTGCACTGAAACGCACCCCGGCGCTTTCGCCGCCGGTCTGCACCCGCTCGGCGATGGCGGTCACGGCTTCATGTACATCACCGAAACGCGCATCGTCGTCAGTCTGTTTACGGCTGAAGATGCCTTTCACGGTGTCGCTGAGTCTGGTCAGCAGGGTGTCTGGCAGGTCTTCGAATTCCAGCTCGGCAAGGGTTGCCACTGAGAACAGGTCGCCCGGCTGGTCTTTCTTCCCGGCCAGTGGGTTTTGTTGTGCGCGGGAGCAGAATTGCAGGTATTCAGTGCCGAGACTCGCCGGATCGTCGGTTACCGCCAGCCCGATGAGGTGACATTTGCCGGTGTTGGCAAAGTTCGGACGAATTTCCATCGAGGTGTAAACCTTCTGGCCTTTAGCCAGCATCGCGAGAAGGTTGTCGAGCGGGGCAATTTTGCCGAACAGCGCCAGCTTGCCGTTCAGCGCCGAATCGTCGTCGATCACTTCTGCTTTCACTTCCGTGACGTCGCCATAGCGGCAAAACGGGCTGTCGGGAATAACGCTGCGGATATGTTCGAGGTTAATGCGACAGCCGTAGACGCGCGGGTCAAAGCCGTCGGCCATTTCCTGAATATCGGTCGCACTGATGACGCGACCGTCGCAGGTGTCCCCCTCGACGCCAATGCGAAACCATTTCGAAATTTTTTTAGCCATGAGTCAGGTGTCCTGAGTTGGGTTATCGGGTCGGATGTAGTTTCCCGACTCCCTCCCTCGCCAGCCACCGGTTACAGAAGTGCAACCCCTGACACAACAGGGGGTTAGCGATTCATCTCCCCTGAATCTTTAGCCTTGCCGTGTACTCATCACAGTGAGGTTTTATGACCACCACCAACGACACATCACTACTCAGCGACCCGCGACGACAGGCCGCGCTTTTGTTCTGGCAGGGCTATTCCGTGCCACAAATCGCGGAGCAGTTACAGGTCAAGCGCCCCACGGTGCAGAGCTGGAAACAGCGCGACAAATGGGAAGAAACCGCCCCGCTAAACCGGGTCGAGTTCACGCTCGAGGCGCGGCTGATTCAGCTCTATGCAAAGCCTGACCTGACGGCTCACGACTTTAAGGTCGCGGATTTTCTGGCGCGCCAGATGGAGCGCCTCGCGCGGGTTAACCGCTACGGCCAGACCGGCAACGAGGCGGATTTAAACCCGAACGTGGCCAACCGCAATAAAGGGGAAAAGAAAAAGCCGAAAAAGAACTTTTTCAGCGAAGAGGCTATCGGGAAACTCGAAGAGATTTTTCTCGAGCAGTCTTTCGACTATCAGCTCGAATGGTGGCGCGCGGGGCTGGCGCACCGCATCAGGCACATTCTGAAATCGCGACAGATTGGCGCGACGTTTTACTTTGCGCGTGAGGCGCTGTTACAGGCGCTGAAGACCGGCCACAACCAGATATTTTTGTCGGCCAGTAAGACACAGGCCTATGTATTCCGTAAATACATTATCGCCTTTGCCCGACAGGCTGGCGTCGAGCTCACCGGCGACCCGATAGTGCTCGGCAACAATGGTGCGGAGCTGATGTTTCTCGGTACCAATGCCAACACAGCACAGAGTCACAACGGTGACCTGTATGTCGACGAAATTTTCTGGATCCCCAACTTTCAGAAACTGAAACGCGTCGCCGGGGGGATGTCGTCACAGGAGCATTTACGCACGACCTATTTTTCGACTCCCTCATCGCTGGCGCACGGCGCCTACCCGTTCTGGTCGGGTGAGCAGTTCAACAAGGGGCACTCAGACAAGAGCGAGCGCGTCGATATAGATATCAGTCACGCCGCACTCGCGAAGGGCGTCGCCTGTCCTGACGGCCAGTGGCGACAGATTGTCACCATCGAGGACGCACTCGCCAAAGGGTGCACCCTGTTCAACATCGATACGCTGAAGCGAGAGAACAGTGTCGATGAGTTCCGCAACCTGTTTATGTGCGAGTTCGTCGACGATAAAGCGTCGGTATTCCCGTTCGAAGAGCTGCAACGCTGCATGGTCGACAGCCTCGAGAAATGGGAGGACTACGCGCCATTTGCCGACCGGCCATTCGGTCACCGCCCGGTGTGGATTGGCTACGACCCGTCATTACGTGGCGACAGCGCCGGATGCGTCGTTATCGCGCCGCCGGTCGTTGCCGGTGGTAAATTCCGCATCCTCGAGCGCCACCAGTGGAAAGGGATGGACTTCGCCCAACAGGCCGAATCCATTCGCGAGCTCACGCAGAAATACACCGTGGAATATATCGGCATCGATGCGACCGGGCTCGGTCAGGGCGTCTTCCAGCTCGTGCGTTCGTTCTACCCGGCCACGCGTGAAATCCGCTACACGCCGGAAATGAAAACCGCAATGGTGCTCAAAGCAAAAGACACCATTCGCCGCGGTTGCCTCGAGTACGACGTCAGCGCGACCGATATCACGCAGTCATTTATGTCTATCCGCAAAACCATGACCAGCAGCGGGCGCAGCTCGACCTATGAGGCCAGCCGCACCGAGGAAGCCAGTCACGCCGATCTCGCTTGGGCAACCATGCACGTATTAATCAATGAGCCGCTGACCGCCGCGACCGGTGAGCAGTCATCCAGCATCATGGAGTGGAACTAATGAGCAAGAAACGCAACAAGCGCCAGCCGCCGCGCACCCAAAACCACACCGCCGCACCGGCACAGAGCATGGAAGCATTCACTTTTGGTGAGCCGACGCCGGTACTTGACCGCCGCGATATTCTCGATTACGTCGAGTGCATCGACAATGGCCAGTGGTACGAGCCGCCGGTGAGTTTCTCCGGGCTGGCGAAAAGTATGCGCGCCGCCGTGCACCACAGCTCACCGATTTACGTAAAGCGTAATATTCTGGTGTCGACCTACATCCCGCACCCGTTGTTATCCCGTCAGGATTTCACCCGGTTTGCGCTCGACTATCTGGTGTTTGGCAATGCGTTTATCGAAGAGCGGCGCGGCCTGACCGGCAAACCGTTAAAACTGGAAACCTCACCGGCAAAATATACCCGCCGTGGCATCGATGATGACGTTTACTGGTACATTCAGAGCTACACACAGCCGCACCAGTTCGCGCCTGGCTCCGTCTTCCACCTGCTCGAGCCCGATATTAATCAGGAGCTTTACGGGATGCCGGAATACCTGAGCGCACTCAATTCAGCCTGGCTGAATGAATCGGCGACCCTGTTCCGTCGCAAGTATTACCAGAACGGCGCGCATGCGGGTTACATCATGTATGTGACCGACGCCGCGCAAAGCAGCACCGACGTCGAGGCATTGCGAAAGGCGATGCGCGACTCAAAAGGCCTCGGCAATTTTAAGAACCTGTTTTTCTACGCGCCGAATGGTAAAGCAGACGGGATTAAAATTGTGCCACTGAGCGAGGTTGCCACGAAAGATGATTTTTTTAATATCAAAAAAGTCAGCGCCGCTGATCTTCTCGACGCGCATCGCATCCCGTTCCAGTTAATGGGCGGCAAACCTGAGAACGTCGGCTCAGTAGGTGATGTTGAGAAGGTGGCAAAGGTCTTTGTGCGTAACGAGCTGACCCCGTTACAGGCGCGGTTTATGGAGTTGAACGAGTGGGCGGGTGAAGAAATTATCCGCTTCGAAAAATACAGCCTCGGCTACGACGAATAACTCCACTCACAGCCGCCCGTCGTGGCGGCTTTACCCCCACCGCACACAACGCCCTCAGCGCCACGACACGCCGTCGCCGCTTCGCTTCATCTCGTTACTCACCCGCAACCATAATAACGCCACAAGGGCACGCTCAGGCGCTGGAAAAATAAAATAAATACCCGCCTCAGCGCGCAATGCTATCCCCGCCACGCCTGCCCGCTTGATGGGTCGGTTTTAATGCAGGTGCATTCTCAGTTACCGTCTTCTGCACTACAGCCCGTACTATTAAATTTATGGCACACTACTCATGCAAATAAATGCATGTCAAGATAAAAATTGCGATTATTGAACATTAAAAGTTTTCTCTTAATGCTCAACATCTTTTAGTTCCCACAAGCAAAACATGAGATGGTTCACACCTTTTTGTCACTTTTTAAGAATTTTACACTAAAATATTGTTAACATATAGTTTTGATGCTTTAGGCTTACACAGTACTCAAATGAGGATGTTATGATTGACAATTATGTGGCTGATGAGAAATTATTAATTAAAAAAAGGACTGTTAAGGACCTTGCTGATTACATAAATATACGCTCAGGACAAACACCAAATTATTCGTTATTTCTTGGAGCCGGAGCATCGGTAACATCCGGTATAAGAACTGGTTTTGAGTTAGTTCAAGAGTGGCGGAAAGAAATTTTCACTAAGTTTTCTAAAGAGGATTATACAACATCTGACAACGCTATTGAGTGGTTATCTAAAAAACATCCCGACTGGTATGATAAGAATAATGAATATTCATCTTTGTTTGAGAGGAAATTTGTTCTACCTTCTCAACGCAGACGTTTCGTCGAACTACAAGTTGATAAAAAACTTCCATCAATTGGTTATGCTTATTTAGTTGAATTATTTGAAAGTGGTTTTTTTGATACTGTATTTACAACAAACTTCGACGATCTAATCAATGAAGCATTCTATCAATTTTCATCCAGCCGGCCATTATTATGTGCCCACGACTCTTCGATTAAAGGAATATCAATCACCTCAGCGCGACCAAAGATCATAAAACTCCATGGTGATTATTTATTTGACAGTATTAAAAGTTCTTTAAGAGAAACGGAATCACTTGAAAACAACACTCGCGAAAAATTAATAGAATTTTCGAAAGAGTATGGTCTGATATTCATAGGTTATGCTGGTAACGACACATCTATAATGGATGTATTAAAGCATTTACTTAAGCAAAGCGACTATTTAAGAAATGGAATATACTGGTGCACACGTAAAGGCGATCAAATCACCCCAGAACTATTTAAATTATTGAACCATGAAAAAGTTTATTGGGTTGAAATTGATGGCTTTGACCAACTTATGGCTGAGTTAGTACATGAACTAGGGGGTGAACTATCTTTTGGCGGGAACCAAAAATCTACTAAAAGAGAGAAAATGATTCACAACTTCATCATTGATGAATTCGAATTACACAACCACAACTTAATATATAAAGATATTCAAAAACTTAAAAAACAGAGTTACACGCAAGACATTTCAGCATTGATTAATGAACTATCCGAGGGAGATAACGACGAACAGAGAATTCCAGAGGAGGCATTTAAAAACCTTTTATCAATAGATAATTTAATTCGTTCTAAAAATTATAATACTGCAGAAGATAAACTAAAAAAACTCATTATAGAAACTGAAGACGATAATCTAAAATCAAAATACTTACGACGTTTAATCGATATTAAAGAAGATCAAGAGGATACTAAATCCGCCTTAGAATATAGCGACAAATTAATCGAACTTGACGAGTTCAATATAGGGTATTCATTAACCCGCACAAATATATTCCCAAAATTAGAAGACAAGATAACATATCTAAAAAGTTTACTTGAAAAATTCAAGTATAACATCGATCTTAAAAATTACCTGTGTTCAATATCTTTAAAACATCTAGAAACCAATGACGATAAAGTTATAGAATTCCCTGAAATTTACAAACTTCTTGAGGAAAGCTTAAAGCAAGACAACAGTTTAACCAATGATGCTTGGAAAATCAAATATAACGCCATCAAGTGCGAGCACTTAACAAACCATGATAAAACAGATAGAAATAAATTATCCCGAGAAGTATTGGATATAATTAAAGCCACCAATCCTATCCACGACACCTACCTTCAACTTTATTCAGATCATATTTGCTCATCGCAAAAAAGAAAGAAAATTTTCGAATGCATTGATGATTTGAACGAAGCATACAAGATAAGCTCAAAGAGTAAGAGAAAAAATATTCTAAAATATCTAACTCAATTACATCTCTCATTATTTGAAATCGGAGTTACTGAGGATGAAGATGATAAGATAGATGTTAAATTTGACTTATCACTATACATGAAAAATTTCATAACCCAATATGAAGATGAATATGACGTTTCGTCAATAGCGCCATTTATTATATTTAAAGCACGATATGAGATTGGTTGCAATAAAAACATCCAAGCTGGCATTAATTATGCTATAGAGGCTATGGAAAGCCCATGGTATAACGACCACATCCAGTTAATTGTAGATATTTTATTAATTGATCGCACTAACATACCTATGGTAGAAGAATTTTTGGATACATTGCCACGTGACACCTCTGAGTCTTTAATTCTAAAAATTAAATCTGATATTGCCTATTTAAAACATGATTATTCAACTTCATTAGCATTACTTGATGAAGCCCTAGATAAAAAATTAAATTTCGGCAGTTATATTCTTGCAAAAACATTCATAAACTTGCTCGCCAGAAATTACCATGAAACCATAGAATTAGTTAACAAAAACATCGATAAAGTTAAGGATGTGAATGAAAAAGACATACTAATTGTAAACAGAGAACTAGCCAAGAAAAAATTAAATATGGAAATAAAGAAACACGAAACATTATCCATTTTATCTCACCATAGTTCCAAGGGTATCATTTCCATGTCCGCATTCTTTATCCTCGACAAGGAGTTTGAGGGTACTAGGCTACTTGAGGCCCTCTTAGAGCAAGACTTCATCAACTACTTCAGGTTCATCGAATGGCCAGTATTGCCAGAAAATATTATGTCTCCATATGCGCCAAATATAATTAAAGCAGCTTAACATAAAGCTGGCAGACGCTAACTCTGCCAGCATCTTTTCTCAGCTTCTCATTATTTAGTTCCAATTTAGCTTTAGAGGCATAATCATATTGCGAATTATCTGCCTTGTTAAGACTTAATCCACAGTTATTGACAGGACTCCGAGGCGCGGCAATGCCGCTTTTTAAAGTCAAAGGCTCAACGGCCAACAGCTTTGGAACGATGCGCCATTCGGCTGTACGGGTAACATGTATCAGCTCAGAGCCCAAGTGCGGAGCGTAGATGCCCACGACTCTCTCTATATCCTCTTCGTAGGCGTTGACCTCGTCAGTCACGTTACGAGCCACACGGACGGTCTGACTATCACGTGGTACGTTCGCCCCACCCTGCGCCGCGATATAAAGGTCAAACTCACCCTCGTCAGCTGCGGCTCTTGTAGCCTCGACTCGCTCATCAAATTCATCAGCAATGCTTACGCCACGAGGTAATTTGCGCAGCTCACGATATGCCCCCATCGTTGGCAGTCCAATAGATTTAAATTGCGGGATACGCCACGTTGACGCCCATGCGGTTACTGCTGCTGCAGTATCAGTGAGAGGTTTACCGGTATCGTGATCGACTTGCCCATCAAGTGCATACCCGTCGATATTCTTCGCAATGTATTTTGCGATGTAACCGGCTGCACCACCTTGATTGAGGTGCTTCGCTTCAAAACGCTGTGCTGCAGCACCCTTTTCGTCGCCATCTTCCTTTAAGGCATAGCGTCGCATGATTTCAGTAATATGTTTACGTTGCTCTGGTTTGCAAAAAAGCATCATGTGCCAGTGCGGCGTTCCGTCATGATGCGGCTCTACAACGCGCATACCATAGACCTGCAAATCATTATCTTTAAAGGCTGTACGCATCAGGCTCCAGATACGACATAAATACCGCTGACCATCCTTCGGCGTAAAAGCGGTGTCATTCCATCCGTGATTAAGTTGCACCGTCTTTTTATCGCCCTTTCCGACCTGACGTGTAGGGTGATACTTCGATGGCGTGGTGATAGTGATAAACATACCGACGTCACCCTGCCCAGACGCATAGCGTTCAATACCTGCGATTGTGTTCATCAGTTCCATACGACGGATTTCAGGGTTTGAAATACTTCCCATGACTTTGCTGATGAGATCGATACGCTCACCGGTAACTTTGTTTTCCAGCTCGCACGATTTGAGGTATTCGAGATTAGCCAAGCGGCGAGAATGCACGTCGCGGATCGCCGTTCTGCTGGCGTATGGGGAACGGTCTTTATTCACCTCACCGGCAGCAATCAGCAATGCCTCGTGCCAGCGCATACGCTGCGCCTTAAACTGGTTAATCCACCACTCATCATTAATCAAACGAGATATAGCGGAAAATGCCTGGCGGATCGTGATTTGCCCTTTGCAGTATTTTTTCCAGAACATCGGTGTAATGTTGAATGCGCGAGCTGCACCAGCAACGTGGCCGTACAAATGCGCCTGAGCCTCATCAGTAAAAAGAGTCTCTTTACCGCCGTGAGTATCAGCCCAGGCGTCGCTAAGTTCTTCATAAGCAACATAGAGCTGCGAAGCGATACGGGCAGCAAATTTTTTGAGAGCCTTGTCACTCATACCTGCTAAACGCGAATAGCTTTCGCGCTCACTCAGGAAGAGTAGCGATGCCGTCTCGTTCATTCCGTTTAGCTGATTGACCCGCTCAAGACGCGGCCCCACCCTTTTCTCGACAGTGTTCTTGAGGAAATAGAAACCATGAAGGGGGCTTTTATTACGACGGATGAAATCATAACGCGAGTTAAACAGCGTTTTTAAGACATAAGGCAGACGATTAACTTTACCTAAAACACCTTGCACCTGACGGAATTCGCCACGTGTAAGAGGTCTGTCACGGCCAATTGCAGAACGTGGAGCATTCCAGGGATAAGCGCCGACGAATGTATCATCGGTGTGCTTCGAGAAAGGAGGTGGTGGCGAAGGGGCAGTACGCCCCCGAGGTTCAGCAGCCATTCGAATTGAAGGCGTCCAGACATTGCTTCGCTACGCGCTCAATCTGAGTTTCAAGCGCCGAGAAACAGGTAGCATCTCCCGTTAAAAGGTCATGCAAAGTAAGGCCTGAAACGAGCTTAGGGATAGTTGGGTAGTAACCCACAACATCCAGCCATTCCTTACCTTCGTTTTTCCCGGAGGTAGCGATTTTCTTTTCCTGCAAAATAAATTGATAGCGGTCGCTGGTAATAACGTACTGGTTATTTATATCGATACGGATACTCATTCTTATTTCCTTCTAAAGTGGATAACCCGTTCAACCGAAAATTGAGTTATGCAATTTTTCTGATTCTTGACCTAGCAACTCGATAATCTCGGTGCGGTTAAGTTCTGACTTGCTGATGTGCGCGATAAGCCCGTCAAATTGAGAAGAGAAACGGGTCGCAATGTCGCGCTGTGCTTCACTTACTGCCTGCTCCAGAAGTGCCGAAAACATGCCTCGCTGCGCTGTTTTTTGTTTTTGCATTTGCCTATCTCCAGACAAAAGGAGTCCCCACGCTGTAAGGCGTGTAATAAATCGAATCCAGATTAATTAATGTAAATACTGCTCAGGTTTTACCGAGGTTAAAATGGTCGGCGCGTACTCAAAAAGGCTAAACAGCTCTCGCAAGGCACGGAAAAGTTTATCCCGCCAATAGCATTCCTCCTCGTTCAATCGCCAGTGCGGCATACTGAATTCTTGATCTGTGAGACCGGCATGACGAAAAAGAGAACGCCTTTGGCTAACAGTAAGACGGCTAATAAACGTTGTCCTAGAAGAGCCATGCTGGCGAAACCGACAAAATGCGAATCTCAATTCATCCAGCGCACAAACAAGACGCTCACGATCTGCTTCATCCATTTCTTCTAAGCGCATGACAGAATGGCGTTGTTTTAATTGAGCATGGAAACACACTGTCAGTCGTTCGCGTTCCATCATTTGGTCGTAAAAATCACAGGTGTCCTGCCAGCGTGGTTGAGCCAGGTACTTACCAACCAGCCCTCGTAGTGCCGCTGGCTGTTTCTGGATCACATCAAGAGTCATAACGGTCATAGCCATGTCCCTCTTTTTCTGACCAAACGGCAAAGCGTTTCAATAACGCCAGGCTTACGAGTGCGGATGATGATGCCTTTACGCCCCTTACCATGAGTAATCTTGAACGTCATAGAGCGTGGGCTTTCATTACGCAGTAATTGAGCGATACAGCGAGGCTCTTTCATTTAGCTTTTCTCCTTTATGCCCGTCCACCCAAACCCAGCCACATGAGCCAACCTTCACGAATTTCTTTCGGGCGGCTTTCATAGGCAAGTTTCATCCCATTGTTCCAGGCAGGTAGGTACACCCAGTATTCTCCTGCCCGACCTGATGTCGATTGCGGATCCGTCATTTCAACTACCGGTAATTTCCCTTTTTCAATCATTCCTCTCACCGCTGCTGGGGTCTTACCAATAAGCTTGGCAAACTCTTGATAGGGGACGGCATCACTACTACTGACAATTTGTTTACTCATCTGTTAACCTTTCATCTAGATCTAACCAATGGGTTTCAATGTTCTCTAATGTGCCTTAATTAAACTTAGAAAAACTTGAAACATAGTAGAAGATGTCGTGATTATTAGAGGATCTCGATAACATGTCAACAGCAATCAGTGTAAAGCTGGCTCTCATACGTGAGTCAGAGAGGCTAAACAGGAAGCAATTCTCTGAAATTACTGGAGTTCCTTATAGCTCATTAACCTATTATGAAAGCGGCAGAACGATACCCCCGACGGACGTCGCCATGAAAATTCTTCAACATCCTCGTTTCAGCAAATACACCCTTTGGTTTATGACTGAACAAATATCACCAGAAGCTGGGCAGATTGCACCGGCTCTCGCGCACTTTGGGCAGCAGACAACAACGTCACCCCACTCCGACCAGAAAACTGGCTAACCATTTACGGCTCTTATTTGTGTAGTAAATGCACCAAGAGTTTTTGTTATTTAAATCAGGAAATTGAAGTAAGCAGTAACATCATCGGGAGGCTTTATGTCTGTTAAAAAGCTCGATGATGGTCGATATGAAGTGGACATCAGACCTGCAGGGCGCAACGGAAAGCGCATCCGCAGGAAGTTCGATAAGAAAAGTGAAGCTATCGCTTTTGAAAAACATACGCAGTACAACCATCACAACAAAGATTGGTTGGCTAAACCGACAGATAAGCGGCATCTGTCTGAATTAACAAAAGTCTGGTGGGATCTGAAAGGTAAGCATGAAGAACACGGAAAATCCAATTTGGGTAAGATTGAAATCTTTACCCGGATCACTGATGACCCTTGCGCGTTCCAGATAACCAAAGCGCTTATTAGCCAGTACAGCATGACTCGCAGAGGGCAAGGCATAAAACCGGCCAGTATTAACCGCGACCTTACCTGCTTGAGTGGTATGTTTACTGCGCTAATTGATGCGGAACTGTTTTTTGGTGAACACCCTTTCAGAGGGATGAAAAAGCTAAAGGAGCAGAAACCAGAAACAGGCTATCTGACACAGGAAGAAATAACATTGTTGCTTGCCAATCTTGACGGGGACAACAAGAAAATCGCGATTCTTTGTTTAAGTACCGGCGCTCGATGGGGTGAGGCCGCGAAACTGAAAGCTGAGAACGTAATACAGAATCGGGTGACGTTCGTTAAAACAAAGACGAACAAACCACGTACTGTCCCTATCTCTGAGGAAGTAGCTGTAATGATTGCGGGTAAGGGGTATCTGTTCCCTGATGCCTCATATCCGAAATTCAGGCGAACAATGAAAGATGTAAAACCGGATCTACCGGACGGGCAACCAACTCACGCATTGCGTCACAGTTTTGCTACCCACTTTATGATTAACGGCGGGAGTATCATCACCTTGCAGAGAATACTGGGACATTCACGGATAGAGCAGACAATGGTCTATGCGCACTTTGCCCCGGAGTATCTTCAGGATGCTGTTTCACTCAATCCGCTACGTGGTGGTGTTGACTCCCAGAGTGTCCACACTGTGTCCACAGTAGGGTAGTTTATTATGGCTTTCAGTGGTCTTGCGTGCCGCGCAAACCCGCATTGCACCGCTGAAAGCCCATGTTACCTACCCTGAAAAACGCCCTTACGCAGGCTTATTTTTTGCCTGCCGTTTAAACTCCCTGAATATCCCAATTCAAATCACGATTATCAGGCGAAAAAAAACCGGGCATTACGCCCGGCTGATTAGGTGATTAAAGA